GAGGCGCAAAAGCTGCTGGATGAGGGTTGCGATATTCCGAGCATTAACATCAAGGTGGACTTTGTGGCACTGGAAAGGACGGTGGAATATCGGGAGTATGCCGTTCTGGAAGAGGTCTTTCTGGGGGATATGGTAACGGTTATCAATACCAAAATGGGCTTTCAAAAACAGGCGAAGGTTATTTCCTACGAATGGAATTGCCTCCTGGAGCAGTACAACGAGGTGGAGCTTGGGGATTTCATCCCCACACTTGCGGCATCCGTTACCAGTGGCGTGAAAAGCGGTTCGCTTGCGTCCTCTGCGTATATCAATGCGGCATCGGTTATGACACTGCTCCAACAGCATTTGAATGATTTTGAAAATCCGCACCATGTCACAGCGGCACAGGTGCAGAGCTAAGGAGGGATGGTTTATGGAAAACATTGAAAAAATGGTGCAGGAGGCACTGGACAGCACGAAATCCGCGCACAAGAGGATTGACCGCATGGAGAAGCGGCAGGACAATCTGGAGGAACTGACAAATGCGTTTTCGGTTCTGCAAAACGAGCAGGAGCATATCAAAACGGATGTCGGGGAAATCAAGGACGATGTGAAGCAGTTGGTCTCTAAGCCGGCAAGGCGTTGGGATGGACTGGTAGACAAGGGGATTGCAGTGGTTGTCGGTGCTGTTTTGGGGTTCCTGCTGAATGGCGGCGGTTTATGATGAAAAAACGCAGACGAATTCGTTTTCCACCAAAGATAAACGATGATACCATGTCCAGCATTGTGATATACTCGCTGCTGTTTTGTGCGGCAATCACGATTGCAGGCATGGTATTAGGTGCTTTTGACCACGATGTAAGCGCCGTGGTTGATAGTACGCATCGTGTGTTCGGTACGGAATTAGGTATCTGCGGCTTGATGAAATTGTACGATAAAGGCGTAGAACGTGCAGAGCGGTGGGCGGAAGAACGTAGGCAAAGAAGAATGACTGCAAAGCAAGCGGAATGGGAGTACAAGGAGGAATTGAGAGAAAATGAAAATGAATGAAGCGGCAAAAATCACAGTTCAAAATTTGCTTACAGTGAAATCCATCGTAACGATTATGCTTACGGTGGTTTTTTCTTATTTGGCGGTTGTAGGACGTATCAGCGGAGAACAGTTTCTGACAATTTTCTCTGTTGTGGTGGCGTTCTACTTTGGGACACAGTACCAGAAGGGGAAGGAAGGTGCAGAAAATGACGAATAAAGAATTTATTGAAACTATCGGCAGAGCGGCTGTGGCGGAATATGAGAGGTTTAAAATCCTGCCCTCTTTGACAATCGCACAGGCTATTTTGGAAAGCAACTGGGGGAAATCCCTGCTTTCCCAGAAGGCGTTTAACTTCTTCGGGATGAAGGCTGGAACCGGTTGGAAGGGTGCTACATATAACTCCAAAACACAGGAGCAGACGAAGGCAGGACAAGCCTTTACCGTCAATGCTGCATTTCGTGCATATCCTAATGTGCAGGCAGGCATCAGAGGATACTATGTGTTTTTGCAGTTTCCCAGATACCAGAATCTGAAAGGCGTGACGGACTATAAGCAGGCTTGCAGGCTGATTAAGGCGGATGGCTGGGCTACGGATGTGAGGTATACGGAGAAGCTGATCAGCTTGATTGAGAAATACGGGTTAGATAAATACGATGAGGAGGTTTTGGAAGTGGTAGAGAAATGTAAGATTATTATTAACGGTAAGGAGCATACGGTTGAACGGATTTTGAAGGATGGGACAAACTATATCAAAATTCGGGATGTGGCAGAGGCTATCGGGTATGATGTTACCAGTAAGGGCAATGTGGCTGTGCTGACGAAGAAATAAGCTTTTTCGTGAGGTCACGAAAATGGTAGGGGGCGGTTATCCGTCCCCTTAATTTTTTTTGTGTGAAAAATTGAGACTTTAAGAGACTTTCTTTGTGGGATGATGAACAGAGAAAGGAGCGATCAATATGAATAGTTTTATTTCTTGGGTAGGTGGAAAAAAACTGCTTAGAAAGGAAATTATCAAGAAATTTCAGAAAGAAGAAATAGAAAAATATGTTGAGCCGTTTGGCGGTGCAGCATGGGTGTTATTCGGGAAAACATCTCATTCTAAAGAGGTATACAATGATATCAATGGAGAATTGGTGAATCTTTTTCGGATGGTAAAATATCATCCAGAGGCGTTGCAAACTGAGCTCAGTTTTATGCTAAACAGCAGAGAAGAATTTTTCCGACAACGGGGAATGCAACCGGAAACAATGACAGAACTGCAGAGAGCGGCACGAATGTTTTATTTGATTAAAGCATCTTATGGATCTAAGGTGTCTACATTTGGAGTTGGATTTAAGGATGTATCTGCAATAAAAAATTTGCAGGCGGTGCATGAACGATTAAGCAAGGTACTGATTGAGAATAAATCTTTTGATGAAATTCTACAGATTCATGATTCCGAAAGGACGCTGTTTTTTATAGATCCACCTTATCATGGAACGGAAAAGTTCTATCAGATGAAGGATGATTTTGGAGAAACTGAACATCGAAAATTGGCAGAAATGTTATATAATCTGAAAGGAAAGTGGATTCTTACATATAATGATGATGCGTTTGTGCGGAATCTGTATGAGGGATTTCATATTGAAGAGGTTGAGCGGGTTAATAATCTCGGAGTAGCTATTGGCGGTGAGAAGGTTTTTAAGGAGTTGATAATTAGAAATTATTGAGTAGGGTGAAGAATTTAAGTGCATAAACTCGAGAAAACGATTTTTATAAAAAGGCTGAAAAGCATAGATATTTTTTTGATTTTTGGTATACTATATTTAATCAATTGTAGAGTTATATTTGAAAATGGGGAATATCA